ATCATTCCAGCAGGCCCGTATGCATCTGCTCGTGTCGCAATGTCTTGCAGCGCCGCTTCCAGTTGCTCAATGCGGTCGGCGGCTTCCGGCCCATCTGGATTGCGATACCATCGTGTGCGCTCACCGGGTGCATCAGGCTCTACTTTGCGCAGCCGTTTCACAAGATCATCAGCATGATATGCCTTAGCATCTGCCTCCAATGCAGCCTCCTCTTCTGGACTGTCAGTCATCTTTCTTCTCCCCTAGCGCAGCGCGATCAAATGCTGTCTCTGCCTGTTTAGATGCAATCAAGTTTTCTTTTGATCGATCTTTGAAATAAGTTTTTTGCTTTTCGCGCATATCAACGCCAAGCCGCAGCGCCGCTTCCAGCGCCTCAATACGGTCTGCTGCGGCATCAATTACTTCATAATCCCAAAACATTACTCCATATTTGAATTTTAGATTTAGCAGTCGCTTCACAAGATCATCTGACATTTTCATCATCCTTCTGCAAGGCAGAGGAAGCCCACATATGTAGATCTTCCTCATCAGATCTATTTGAGTAAGCGATATCACGTAGTTCTTTTCTTAGAAAATCAACTCGATCTTCTAAGCAAGCCACTTGATATTCTAGCGCTTCAATCTCTGACGCCATTGCTGTTGGAATATAGTCAGCCAGAAGTCTTTTCAGTTTTAGTATCCACATTGTATGACCCTCCACTTAGATCATGCAGCATCTCTGCAATGATATTGTCAATGTTATGTGGCGTTTTCTTAATACCATGTAGTACAGTGGTATGGTCACGCTCACCAGTTAACTTGCCCATTTGCGGCAAGCTCATGCCAGTAACCTTCTTTGCAATCTGCCAGATAAGCTGACGATTATGACAAAGATCATTTGTTCTGCGTTGTGAGCAGATCTCTACCTTACTATACCCAGATCTAATACATACCCAACGCATGATGTCTTGGAATTTAATAGTTGATATATCAAATTCTTTACGTTGGATTGATGTTAAGTCTGGGAACGAAGCCTTTACATTAATTGATGGACCAGGAGAAAAGATTGTTCTCTTTGGTCGTTCAAGTTTAGGCTCAATCTTTACACGAAACTCTAGTGCTCGATTGATTGCCTTTGGAGTAGGATCCATCTTAGCGCGGATCTTCTTATACCGTTCCTGAATGTCCTGGATCGTTTCCATTGTTGTACCCCAACGCATCTGAGTAACTACGAAGCAGTGCATTATACTCCTTGAGCAGCATGACTTGCGCTTTATGCAAACCATTAACATGATCAAGGAGATCGACGATGAGGTTCTTCACCTCATCATCTGTTTGAGATCGAGCAAAGATCATAGCTCGATGAGCTAGATCAAAGCTCTCTTCGATATGAAACTCAAGCACTTCTTCTGTGCTGAGTTCAACTTTGAATCTATCATCCGACATCTTGCTCAACCCTTGCATTAGCACCAAACTTCTTTGCGATTTCTGCAATGTCATCTTCAATAGCTACTTCCATCGGCTCTGCCTTTGGCATAAGCACAGGACCACGCCAGCGATCATCGAGATCTGGACGGAAGCGCATCATCCAGATTAAGAACATGAGCGATGCCATTGCGTGAGACGCATGAAGCAAGCCGCTATCTGGATCCACATCTTCGCAGTCATTGAGTGCATGAAGATGGCGCATGGTTGCACCAATCAACCGAGAATACTGGATGCCTTCGCGCCAGTTCTCTGCCCCATACTTGTCTCTGCCGTGGGCTAGAACCGAAGCTAAAGCCTCCATTGCCGTGCGGTCAATCAAGTGCATTGGCAATTTGCCGTGATCGTCTTTCGTTCCGTTTGCGTTTGACATTTCTACCTCCACCTTATGCTGCTTCAAGCTGGCCGATCTGCCAGCAATCCTCTAAAAAACTTGCGGCCTTGGACGCATGAGACGCTGCGGTGAACAATGCCATCTTGTCTTTCTTGGCAATGGTCAGCCAACCCTTGAGATAGGAAGCGTGATCTTCGCGAGTGTGATTGTCGATCTTCCATTCAGCAGCAAGGAATGCAGCGCCCAACTCGGCTATCAGTTCTTCCATTGCATAGGCATCTGACTTGAATCGACCAGAAAGATCTCGATCAAGCCGATGCTTTGCTCCTGTCCAATGAACAAGCTCATGGAACAGGACAGAATAATAATGATAGCCATCTTTGAACTGCTCAAAGTTTGGCATACGGATCATGTCTTGGCTTGGGATATAGCAAGCCTGGTTATGACCATGCGAGATATTCGCATTGGTATACTTAATAAACTGCTCGATGAGTTTGATGCGCTCGCCTTCGCCTATGCTCTGTGGGGGCGTCGGCTCGGCGGCGCATTCACCATCGACTTGGTTAGCATTGAATACATGGGACACCTTAGAGACCATGACCTTATCAAGGTTCCCATCGGCTGCTTCTTTTGTGTACTCTTTAAAGAAGATAATTGGCGTACCCTTTTCGCCACGCTTAACCGTACCACCCATATCCTGCCACTGCTTGAATGTAGCCCAGCGATTAGAGCTATAGTCTTTGCTCATCACTGTAAGCCAGCACATAAGGATATTGATACCACGATATGGCGTCTTGCTCTTAGCATTCATCGGGATCGACATCCCTGTTTGATGCCAAGGCGCTGACCATTTACCCGTTGATGTCTCCATCATTTCGACGAGCTTGTTGGTTACTTCCTGATATGCGTCTCTCATAACTTTTCTCCCTTGCTTCGAGACTCACCTTCAAGACATTCAAGATGCCAATGATTGTTGAGAGCTTGGCATTCGCACGTCCTGCTTCGATGTTAATAATAGAGAGTCGGCTCAAACCGACCCTCCGTGCTAACTCATCCTGTGTGATCTGTAGATCGGCCCGACGATCACGGATGAGTTTTGCGATCTGACTAACTGCCGTGTCAGAACGGCATATCTTCATCAGTATCATAGCTAGTTGCCTCCGCTTTCTTTGAAGGACCAGCATCATCACTCTTAGATCCGATCAACTGGAACTCACCATTGAATGGGCCAAGCACAACTTCTGTTGCTTGCTTCTTGACGCCATCCTTTTCGTAGTCTCTGATCTCAAGGTTGCCTTCGATATAAACCTTGGTTCCTTTGCGAGCATACGACTCGATGACTTCGATCTTCTTCTGATCCCAGACCGAGACATTAACCCACATCGTGGTCTTTTCTTTCTTGACCCAGCGATTGACAGCTACAGAGAACGAAGCCTTACGCTTGTCTCCATAAGTTTTGACCTCTGGATCTTTGCCGATGTTACCAATAAGCGTGACCTTGGCTACCATGATTATGCCTCCTCAAGTGATTTGCGTTTCTCAAGATACATCTGTCGCAGCGTTGCGATGTCTGGCTTAGACAAATGTTCTGCCTTTGCTTTGATGTCAGCTGAAACTTGTTCCAGTTCTGACGGCAGCGTTGCCATATTGATTGCTAGCTCAAGAGCAGCAACCAATGGATTGCGATATGTCGTGACCTGATCCTCATCTGGATCATCGCCTGTCTCAAGACCGAGCGTCTTTAGCAAAGCATACTTGACAGCATAAGACATGGCTTTGCCTGGTCCTTTGTCCTGGTCATCGAGACCATAACCAAAGCTCTCAACATCGATCCATTCGGACGGCTCATCTACATTGACGAATCGAACCGTCATGCTGCATTCGGTTCGGTTGCCTGTCTGCGTGTGGTGCACGCGCACAGGATAGTAAACAATCCCTGCCTCCAGCAAGGCTGGTCGTACCTTGGATGTCACGCTGTCATGCGAGACAATCGAGTACCGCATACCCTGCTTCTTTTCTTTCTGGATATAAGTCACCTTCTGCATTGCTGCGGCAAGGCGCTGGTGAATATTAGAGACGGTCATCTGTTCCTCCATAGTCTTCATCCGTTCCCATTCCTGCGCTGGCTAGTGCGCTTGCATCGTCACCATCAGCGTCATCTTCTTGTGCTGCGGTTTCATCAAGCTCATCATCAATGTCCATCTTGATTGAGATAGCTTTCTCAACCAGGGCTTTCATTAGATCATCAGCTGGATCGTTGAAGAACTCCTCGACTTGCAACGCAAAGTCATAGAGCGTCATCATGTAGTCATGTCGTGTCATTTGAAATCCCTGTGCAGCCAGACAATATGCTTGCGACCAGCATCACCGCGCTGCTTACGGCGACCTGAATCCACAATGATGCCAGCATCTGTCAACTCTGATCGACGAGTACGATAGGTTGAACCTTGATGTTGGAAGTGATCATTGAGTTCGTAGTCTGTGAAGCCGAAGTAGCTACGGCTGATGGCGTAGTCTTCGACGAGCTTCTGGATCTCATTGAGCTTTGGGATTACAGACTGCGCTGCTTCAAAGCTAGTATCAGGATCGCCTTCGCGAATGCGGCGGCGTGCTGCTTCAAAGATGTCATCGACTTGCTTGAAGATATTCATCTTACTTCTCCTTGGTCGGACGGATTGTGATGCGGCCACGCTTGTCACGCTTGGCTGTAATGCCGTGGCCATATGCTTCAGACACATCATCCTCAACTAGTTTACGCAACTCTTCCTTGGCATCGTCATAGATCTTAACTGCGTCTGCATGTTCCAAGATCTTAGATGCAAGTTCTGACCAGCTATTGCTTGACGTCATGTCAGCAACTCGCATGGAATCTACCTTGATTGACTCGACCATCTTCTCTGCTTTCTCAAGCAGACCAAGAGGTGCAATGTCTGGCGGCACATTATTCTCAACGTGCCACCAGAATGATTTCTCCATGCGGATCAGCTGCTGGATGTATTCATCATCTCGATCAACAGTGACTACGACTGGATCATCATTGCCACGGATGACCGAAAAGTAGCAGTAGTCTACGCCAGTCACGGCCATGTAATGCTGAAGCTGGGCCATGTAGTAACGTGCCTTGTCGGCTACGTTAACGCCATTGGCTGAGTGCTTCATCTCTAAGAACGTGCGCTTGGCTGGGATCCAGCGATCAAGATTAGCACACATCCACTTGTGCTCTGGATGGTGACGCATCTGCGTTTCGATCTTGACCTCCATGCCTTCTGTCTTTGTGAACCATTCAGCATGGAAGTTCTCTGTGCGAAGGCCGAGCTGGACCCTGAATACGCCAGACAAATCTTCAGGTTCCACCTCGCCTACCTTCTCCAGGTAAAGCTCACGCCAGTCGCCATTCATAATCTTGCGGGCGTCTGACCCGCCGATGAATGTGCGGCGGTTCTTTGCGATGACTGCTTGTGCGATGTCCATTGTATTCCCCTTTGTTTATAGGACTATACTGCATTAGTGCTGGTACTGCAAGAGTGCAGTACAAATTAAATGCGGGATACTGCTAACTCTAACCGCTGCTTCCATCCATTCATCTGCTTGATGATTGGCTGTGCTGCCTCGATGAACTCGGCCGGCAATGGAAGATTAGGATAGCGATGCGTCCGAACTATCTGACGACAGGCTTCTTTGAATGCCACGGCTGGCAGATCTTGAAGCACTGCAACATACAGTTTGAATGCTTGCTTCTCTGGTAGCGGAGATCTGAATACTTCAGCTACCACTTCCAATGAGGAAGTAATTTCTTGAGGCGACGCTGGCGCGAACGCACCCCGCACCAAAGCGAGGGCGTGCGTGAGCGACTGCTTCGCCTCATCTCTGGTCAATGAGCCTGGGAGTTGGCGACCCATATTCACCGAGCTCACTAAGCAACTCAGCTGATCGCTGACGATTGGACTGAGCCAATGCGGTGGGATTATTACGTAGGTTTGTTCGAGATCTGGAAGTGTCAGTGCGCCTAATCCAGTTGCGCCAGGTTGCTTGCCAGTCGAGCTTGGTCTTTCCATTGCCAAGCCAGTAGTCTTTGAACTGATCGGTTGCATCTTTCAGATCCACATCTGGCCGAGCTGACCTGGCCCACTCGACATTGGCCTCACTTGGTTTGAAGTCTTCAGGCAAACGGCTTGCCCTATTATTATTAGATGATGGTTCCTTATGGTTAGGGTGACACGGTGACACCCCCCCCTGACACGGTGTCACACCTGACATGGTGTCACCCCTACTTTCGTCGAATGCTCTGATGACATAGAGGTTAGTTCGACCAGGCTTTTCTTCGACCCGCAACAGATCCATTCTAACGAGCTCTGAGATGGCTCGTTGAATAGAGCGGGTACTGAACCCTGTGTATTTAGATAGCCTGTCTATGGCTGGCCAAGCCTCACCACGGGGGTTCGCATGATTGGCTATACCAACCAGGACAAACTTCAGCAGCGGCTTGGTTGGACCATCCACTTCAGGCAGTTCTAAATTGAGGGCATAGTTGAGTGCTTCGATGGACACGATGACCTCCATAAGAGCGAGCGGCCCCTCGCCTGAACGGGGGCCGCGAGAACTTATGGAGTTCTGTCAGCCCACTTATCCACATCGCGAGATGGGATCTCATTGATAGTCAGATTGTACTGAGCTTCGACTAACTTCTTCTTGATGACATAGACATCTGTCACCATTCCTTTGACGTCCTCAACTATGACAGATTCTGACCTGCCTAATTCGTTGAGGACTACATATCGGAAGTCTGCCCGGTAAGTTGTGATCGGTTTGCCAGCATGGACAATCTGATAGCTTGGTTGCAGCGTCAGGTTATCAATCTTCCCTGCTTCCTGCATCAGTTTGAGTTGCTCGTACCTAGTACCTTCAGCCGATGAGGCAAACCAATGGCCGTCGATCCTCTTGCCATTGGCATTGTACTTACCCTTGCGACTTTTGTTGTAGCTCCTGGTCTGTCGAGCTTCAGTTGTGGAGACAGGTAACTTAACCATCACTATCCTCGACGACCTTGATCTTAACATTCAGTGCGACGCACCAGCACATCAGATAGAAACAGGATGGAAGTTTAACTCCACTCTCCCACTTGTTTACATAGCAGTCGGAGACACCGATCCTACCTGATAGTTCTTCTTGACTCATGCCAATGATCTTGCGCCTCAACACTAAGGTCGAGATGAGATCCTTATAAAATCGTTCTTCACTCGGAGATGGACTGGTATTTCGAGAGAACGCCGGCTTCTTGATTGGATTGCGTGAGAGTGCCAGCAACCTTGAGTGCGGTTCGGTAATGCAGATCTCGCCCATTGAGCACCCGATAGTATGTGCTATCTGGTACGCCAGACTGAATGAATGCCTCCTTCAGATCAGCATTCTTGCTGGCTGCAAGTTCTGCTAACTGTACGAAGTAACTCTTTATTTCAGTCTGTGACATAGCCAGTGATCCCTTTGACTGGCTCAAGATACTGCAAGTTTGCAGCTTGTCAATCAGCTTGATCCTCTGGGTTACGTTCGATCCCAAGATCCTCTTCGATCCAGGCCATGACTGTCTTCACTTCATCCATGAGTTGCTCAAAGGCTACGGTATTCTTTACATCTCCAGCCATATACTTGCAGTCTTCATAGTCCCAGATCACATCCCATAATAGGTTCATCCATTCAGTTGGATTGCTGCGAGTAATCTTTTCCATATTAGTCTCCTCGATGAGATGGTTTGCCAACCCGATGGACAAAAATTCCACCTCGGATTTGATTGTTTCATGTGAAACGCCAGCCGCTCCACATCCTAACTGATACCCCACTGACGGTGCCTCACTGACAAGCAGTACTGCACCTATCAGGATAGGGCTCTGTTGATGCAGTACTCTACCTATCAGGATAGAGCTCTGTTGATGCAGTGCCCTATCTGTCAAGATGAGGCACCTCTTAGGGCAGTGCAACCCAGATCCAGAATGAGGCGAGCAGGATCAGTGCAAAGGCCGCAGTGTCGATAATCTTCTCGGTCATTGGTGCGCTCCTTAGAGTGTGAGAATCAGTTCGTCTGCTATCTTGATCTCATCCCGTAGCAACTGAGAGATGATCTCCATTTGCTCTGGGGTGACGCTCTGAAAGATTGCTGTTTTCTGTAGAGCCTCACCGTGAGAGATCCTTCTCTCTCTCCACATGGTCATCACTTCCATCATTATATCTTCCTTGCTCATTTCTTCTCTCCTTGGATCAAGCATGTCAGTCTCCTATGCCTTGAGTTGTGACGAAATCTTTGAGCATTACTGTATGCTCTTTCGTCCTGTAGTGCGGGGTTCGGGGCGAAGCCCCGAAAAATTTTTTGCAAATTCCGCACTGCAAAACGCATTGCTGCGCTGCATCAACTGCGGGAATGTGGTGGGCAGAGCCGAAGCCCTGCCCGGTTGGCGGTTACGCTGCGCGTTCGCTCTGCGGAACCTCGGACGAGCCGATCGCGAATCGCTTGGCGCGTTCCATTGCTGGGGTAGAGAACTCGCGCTTGGCAACTGGGCGAGGCGCTGGCATCGTAAAGGTCGAGCCTGTTTCTGACTCGTAGACGCTGACTGCATCTGCGAGAATTGCCTCGAGCGTTGCAAGCTGCAACTCAAGACGCTCGGTCCAGTCGATTGCGCGATTGAGTGCAACCTCCGAGAGCTCGTCGCCGCGGTGGGCGCGTGATGCAATGATGACCTTTTGCTTGGCATCGTCCAGGTCGTTCTGGGTGCGCTCAATAGTAAGGGCGGTGCTGTAGCAAATGCCGTTCAAAACGCGCTTCTGAGCATATGCGAGCACGTTAACTTGTTCGCTCTGGCCGTCCTTGTTGGTGCGCGTCTGCATCTCGGTCAGTTCGGCTGCGATGGTCTTCAGGGCGGCGGTGATTTTCTTAGACATAATGTGGTCTCCTTGTTTGGTACGGTGTCCAACTGGACAAGTGAAGAATGAGGCTTTTCCTGCGTATAGTCAACTATACTTTTGATCACAAAAGCGTGATCTATGTCCCGCTCTCACCCCTATCGCCAGACCATGCGACCGGAGGGAGCGTGACGCTTCAGCGGCACGGAAGGGCAATGCTTGCGGGCTTGCCCGTCAAGCGTTGACCGTGGCCGATGCCCGTGCGCCACTAAGCGCACATAGGGCATCGAGAGCAGGCCCAAGGCCTTCCGTATTGTGTCTGCCACGGTATCTATGCTGGCCGGAAGGGCCGAGAGAGGATCGAAGCCCGAAGGGTGGAGACGCCTCGGCGGCTCCATCGAAGACGAGAGCCGTGCCGAGCGAGTGTCGCAGCGAGGCCTCTCCCATATGGTCCATTGACAAGGTTTTAGGCTGTGGCTCTATATATACACCTCCATGCAGAGAAGCCTGATGAACCAGATAACAAAGCGATCTGACGCAACGCCTCTGACGCCTAAGCAGGATGCGTTCTGTGATGAGTATGTAGCGAACGGCGGCAAAGGCACAGCAGCCGCAAAAGCAGCTGGTTACGCTGAAGCATCCGCTCACGTCGAAGCAAACAGATTGCTGAAGAACCCGCTGATATTGCAGGAGATTTACCAGAGGACCGTGATCGCCATAGGTGCTGCTGCTCCAAGAGCGCTCGCAACGATCACGCAGTTGAGCTCTGAGGCTAAAAGTGATTACGTGAGGTTAGAAGCCTCTCGCGACTTGCTTGATCGCGCTGGATTACGGGCACCAGATAGGGTTGATCACCGGATAGACGGAGAACTGAAGGTCAGTATCGACCTGTCCTGATAGTGGTAGGGGGTGGGTTAAAAAGTGCTGCGATAGCCTATTGCGAGATCCCACATAAATATTTTTCCCCTCCAAGGTTCGCTGCACATTAGCAGTAAGTCCATTGAGATGTTTTAGTGAATAGAGACTTTTGGTGATCCTTGTCGGTACGGGGATGGATGGAGACGGTGACGTACTTATGGTTGTCACTGTCTCCTTTCTCCGAAGGTGATCTCAGATGGCAACTCCATTATGGCAGAGGAAGGCTGGTCAGAACCCCAAGGGTGGGTTGAATGAGGCTGGTCGTGCTTCTTACAAGAAAGAGACTGGCGGTAATCTGAAAGCTCCGGTGAAGGGTGCGCCGAGTGGGCCTGAGGAGATGCGCCGCAAGGGATCGTTCCTCGTTCGCATGGGTTCCTCGGCTGGCCCCTTAAAGGATGAGAAGGGTCGGCCTACGAGATTGAAACTGTCTCTTGAGGCTTGGGGTCATCAAGGTGACAAGGCCAGTGCTGTAGCGAAAGGCCGAAACCTCTTGGCTCGATATCAGGCTTTGAAGAAGAGGAAGAAGTAATTAATTGAGCGGAGCGAAAGCTATTAATTGAGCGGAGCGAAAGCTATGGCGAAGGACTCTATGGAACTGGGTGGTGGTGGCCGCTACAAGCAGCTTGTTGAGAAGCTGACAAAGCAGGGAGCCAAGGACCCGAAAGCTCTTGCGGCCTACATTGGTCGGAAGAAGTATGGCAAGAAGAAATTCCAGGAACTTGCCGCGAAAGGAAAATAACATGGCCAAGATGATGAAGAAGATGGAATCGTCCAAGAAGGATATGGGTTCCGACAAGAAGATGATGGACAAGAAGAAGATGGCTATGATGGCTGCCAAGAAGAAGATGGCTGCCTCGAAGGGCATGAAGTGACGGGCATCGTCATGTCGAATGGTGAGTTGGTGATTATCAGTCTCCAACTCGCTATTCTGTTTTTCCTCGTACACAAGCTGTGATCATGGACAATGTTATCCGCTTCCGGCCTCGTCGAGTGCCGAGAGAGATCCATGAGACTGAGCCAGCCGATATTGATGACATCCTTGATCTGGCCCGTGGTCGGCTCAAGAACATTGTTTTGATCGGCATGGATGATGATGGGCATGGGCTGATTGCCACATATCCCGGCTCTCTCCATAAGGATGAAGCCCAGGAACTATTCGATATCGTCCAACAACTGGTGTTCGGATATGACCAGCATAATTGAGCCGGGTGGCTTCACTAGCCAGCTTTCATCGGCAGACCGTGATCGCTTGCGCCATATTGTGCGGAAGGTTCATCTGTCCCACTATCCCACTGAGAAGCTGACCAATCTTGAGGTCGATAAGTTGATTGATGCTTGGGGGCCTGAGATTGCTGGAAAGCTCGTCAAGAAGGCCGTCGATGCGGGGCTGATCTCTTGAGTTTTAACTACAAGCCGGAAGGCCAGACACTCAAAGACTTCATGAAGGATAACTCCTTCTTTCGAGGTCTTCGTGGTCCCGTCGGCGCTGGCAAGTCTGTCTGCTGTGCCGTCGAGATCTTCCGTCGAGCCTTGCAGCAGGAACCGAATCAAGATGGGATTAGGCGCAGTCGCTGGGCCATTGTCCGAAATTCCTATCCTCAACTGCGAACCACAACCATCAAGACATGGTTGGATTGGTTCCCCGAAGATATCTGGGGCAAGATGCTCTGGCATCCACCGCCATATACGCACAGGCTCAAGCGCGGCAATCTTGATATGGAAGTCATCTTCCTAGCCCTCGATAGGGCAGAAGATGTAAAAAAACTCCTATCTCTTGAGCTCACTGGCGTCTGGATCAACGAAGCGCGTGAAGTACCCAAAGCTATCGTCGATGCCTGTACTATGCGCGTTGGCCGTTTCCCTTCGATGAAGGATGGAGGCCCGACCTGGTATGGCGTCATTGCGGATACCAACGCACCAGATGAGGATCATTGGTGGCCGATCATGGCCGGGGAAGCTCCCTTGCCAGACCATATTACCCGCGAAGAAGCACTCATGTTGGTTAAACCTGAGACATGGAAGTTCTTCAATCAGCCGGGAGGTATGCTGGAGATCAAGGACTTGGATGGGTCTTTGACTGGGTACAAGATGAATCCCAATGCCGAAAACCGTAAGAACCTGACCCCTCAGTACTATCCAGATATTATTCGAGGTAAGGCAAAGAACTGGATTGACGTCTATGTTCTAAACAAACTCGGTAGCCTATCCGATGGAAAGGCGATCTATCCTATGTTCACCGAAGAAATCCATGTAGCCAAGGAGCCGCTGCTGCCGATTCCGAATGTCCCAATCATTGTGGGCATGGACTTTGGTCTGACCCCGGCGGCCGTCTTCTGCCAACATATTCGTGGCAAGTGGCTAATCCTTCATGAGCTTGTGGCTCAGGATATGGGCATTGTCCGCTTTGCAGATGTATTCCGCATGGAACTTGCCCAGCGATTTCCAGGCATGACAGCCCATGTCTATGGCGATCCCGCTGGTGATTATCGAGCTCAGACTGATGAGCGGACGCCATTCCAGATCCTTAGAACTGCTGGGATCAAGGCATTTCCGGCTGGCAATAACGATGTTTCGCTCCGGCTAGAGGCTGTATCGACGGCTCTCAACCGTCTGATCGATGGCCAATCTGGGTTCCTAGTTGATAGCCGCTGCGTCAATCTACTCAAAGGATTCCGTGGCGGCTATCAGTATCGTCGGCTTCAGGTGTCCGGCACTGATCGGTACGAGGAGAAGCCAGATAAGAACAAGTTCTCCCATATTCATGACGCACTGCAATATGCCCTGATCGGGGGTGGAGAAGGCAGGGCATTGACGAATACGGGACAGAACCATAGACCTGTAGTTGCTCGTAGAGACTTTGATGTCTTTACCCGACAGCCTTTGGCTCGGCGTCCTTCAAGAGTGAGGTTCGGTCCATTGTAAGACCAACTGCACATTTGCAAGTGTCGCACGATCAAGGAGACTATCATGTGCTTCAGTGCCCCTAAAC